CTATGAAATATCTGCTACAATACTACCATTCTAAGATTAAATACATTGAACCTCTTATTGTTTTATAAATATATAAAGTTGAAACAATGCTAAAGACTTAGTATTACTAAGAGTGTAGTAGCTTTTAGAACTTCCCTTTTTCTACTACACTTTTAGTAGTATTAGACTACTAGATGTAAAATTGAATGTTAACTATACAGGAGTTGTATTATGAGTGGTGAATATATATCATTAACAGGTGAGGTTGTGTTTAATAAGATTACACATCCAGATGTGTTCAAAGGGCAGAGCAAGTATACCTTGACTATGGCGTTGGATAAGAAGGGTATCAAAGAGGCTGAGAAGAATGGTCTTGCAACTAAGGAGTATGAAGGTAAGACACAACTTACTTCTAAGCGTAAGGTAGACTTCGGGCAACCTAAGATTTACAATGCGGATAAGGAAGAAGTTGAGTCTACACATCTTTCTATGTTCGGTGACAAGGTCACAGTACTCGTTAAGAAAGGCAAAGAACCTTATGATGCGTACACTTACCTTGAGAGGATTAGGGTAGAGGAAAAGGCAGCAGGTGCAACCGAGTATGATATGGCTGAATTTTAATTTGCCTTTTACAAAAGATAGGTTATAATTATGGGGCAACTTCGGTTGCCTCATTTAATTTAAGGGAAGGATAACATGGATAACAAGGTAATTAGAAAAGAACAATGCCCACAGTGTGCAACTAAGGGCAGAGATAATAGTAAGGATAACTTAGCAGTGTATGATGATGGTCAGACACATTGCTTTTCTTGTGGAGACCATGGATTTGTGGAACATACAAACAAGAAACCTATTCAGATTAAAGAAAAGAATACAGATGATAGTTGGATACATGAGTACAGAGGAGATTACTTACCTCTGCCCGACAGGAAACTCAGAGGTGAGACACTTGAGAAGTATAAAGTAAAGTGTGAGAAGGACTCTAAAGGAAATGTAATCAAGCATCACTATCCATACCACAATCAGAAGGGCGATTTGGTTGGTATGAAAACTAGACTCGTTGCGACTAAGGATTTCAGAGGCAAGGGTGATACAACCAATGCCAATAGATTGTTTGGTCAGAACTTATTTCAAGGTGGCGGTAAGTTTGTTACGCTATGCGAGGGTGAGATAGATGCCATGTCTGTGTATGAAATGTTTGGCAGTCGGTATCCCGCAGTTTCTATTAACAATGGTGTACATGCTACTGCTAATGTTAAGAATAATTTAGAGTGGCTTGACTCCTTCGAGACAGTTGTATTATGTTTTGATAATGATGAGGCAGGATTAGATGCGGTCTCTAAAATAGCACCCATACTCGGACCAAACAAATGTAAGATACTAACACTGGCTAAGCATAAAGATGCTAATGATTACTTAGTCAATGGTGATGGTAGTCATTTCATTGATGAGTGGTGGAACTATTCTAAGGATTACACTGTAAGTGGTGTTGCTACTATTGATGAGATGCGTGAGGCACTACTTGATTATAAGAACACAGAGTTAGTACCTCTGCCCGAATCGTTTGGTGACCTGAATCATATGATGAGAGGCGGAATAGCTAAAGGTGAACTAGTATCTATTGTGGCACACACCTCTATTGGTAAGACTACTATATTGAATGAGCTTATCTACCACTTTGCTACCAATACCAAGGAGAAGATTGGTTGCTTCATGGTTGAGGATAACATTGATGAAACCATTAGAAAGGTAGTGAGTGTACATACTGCAGAGAACTTACAACTTATTGAGCCTAAACAATTAGATGTAGATAGTATTATGAAGTCCGCCATTAAAATAGGATTTGGCTCTAGGATACAACTGCACAGTGATGGTGGTGGTAGTATTGATATTGATGAGATGTTTTCTAAGATAAGATACTTTGTAAAGGGATTAGGTTGTGGTATAATTCTTGTTGACCCGTTGCATACTGCAATTAAGAACCTAAGTAATGAGAACATAGAAGATGTCATGGATAGATTTATAAAGTTATGTAAGGAAACTAGATGTGCTGTGATATTAAGTACGCACACTAGGAAGCCAGATGATGGCTCACACCCTCACAAAATCAGTGAGTATGATGTTAAAGGTAGTGGTGCAATACCACAGGCTTGTCATACGAACATCTTATTTAGTAGAGATAAGTTATCTGAAGATGATTACACTAAGAACTCAACACGCATACGAGTACCCAAGCTAAGAAGAACAGGTCAGACAGGCGAGGCAGGTTGGACATACTTTAATGTAGAAACTGCTAGATTAGAGAAGGGCATTAACCCTGATGTTGGTGATTGGAAAGATGGCGCAGACTTTTAGTTGTGACATAGAAACTGATGGCATAGATGCTACTAAAGTATGGTGCGTAGCTGTTTATGGTGTGGACACTACAGAAGCGAAGGTGTTCTATACTGCTGATGAATTTAACTCATGGCTAAACCACCAAACTCTAGTGTTTCATAATGGCATAGCATTTGATGTGCCTGTACTAGAGAAACTCTGGGGTTCAGACTTTACTAATATAACGATAGAAGATACTATGTTACTTAGCCAATTAGATAGCCCACGCAGAGAAGGTGGACACTCGTTAGCTAACTGGGGTACAACATTAGGATTTCCTAAAGGTGACCACGAGGACTGGTCTAAACTTACAGATGAGATGGTTACCTATTGTCTGAGAGATGTAGAGATTACTGCTAAAGTATATAAGATTCTAATGCAGATGAAACTTAGTGAAGATGCCAAGCAACTTGAGTATGATACTAAGAGGCACTGTTCATTGCAAGAAAGAACGGGGTGGCTCTTTGATGAGCAAGGTGCTACTCAGTTACTATTAAAAGTTAATGATGATTTAAGACAGGCAGAAGAAGATGTACACAAAAGGTTTGTACCTTTACCTGTGTGGCAAAGTAAGAAACCTGTGGTACAGAGATTTAAGAAAGACAATACAAGAACCAAAGGCTATCAAGCAGAGGTTGTATTACAATGTCATACCAATGATGAGGGTGACTATGGTTACTGGTCTTATCCCGAACTAAACTTGGGCAGTAGACAGCAGGTAGGTAGACACTTGATGCATTATGGTTGGAAACCTACAGAGTTTACACCACATAAGAAACCAAGAGTAGATGAGTCTATACTTAAAGATGTGGATATACCAGAGGCTCAGATTATAGCCCGATTTCTTATGCTACAGAAGAGACAAGGACAACTCAATGGGTGGCTTGATGCAATAGATAGAGGCACAGGCAGAATACATTGTCGTGTACATACTATTGGAACTATAACACACCGCATGTCAAGTAGTAACCCCAACTTACAACAGGTAACAGCTAGTGGTAAAGAGTATGGCTCTGAGATGAGAGCTTTATTTACTGTACCAGAGGATAAGGTACTCGTTGGTGCGGACTTATCTGGATTAGAACTAAGATGCCTCGCCCACTATATGGGAGATAGCAACTACACTCAGGAGATACTGACAGGTGATATACACACCGCCAATCAGAAGTCAGCAGGATTAGACACAAGGGATAAGGCAAAGACATTTATCTATGCTTTCCTTTATGGTGCAGGTGACATAAAAATAGGCAGTATAGCAGGTGGTGGTGCAGAAGAAGGCAGGAAACTCAAAGAGAACTTTCTTAACAACACGCCTGCACTCAAGACTCTCAGAAGTAGGGCAGGTAATCAGGCACTAAAGAATGGTTACTTAAAAGCTATAGATGGTAGAAAGATTAAGACACTGAGTGAGCATTCATCACTTAACTTCCTATTGCAAAGTGCAGGTGCTATAATAGCGAAGAGAGCATGGGTTATCTTCCATGAACTGGCTACACATTTAAACTACAAACAGCTTGGAGTTATCCATGATGAGATACAGATTGAATGTAGTCCAGATGATGCAGAAGAGATAGGACAACTAGCAGTCAAGGCTATGGAATTGACAACAGATTATTACAAACTAAGTTGCCCGATGTCGGGTGAGTATAAAATAGGAAGGAGTTGGAATGAAACACATTAAAATTACAAAAGAAGATGTCGACTTGGCTAATGAAATGTCAAACAACATGGGTACTTTAAATAATTCAATAACAAAAGGAAGAGGAAATGTGATTGGATTTCTAGGTGAGATTATTGTAGCAAAGGAATTGGGTATTGCTTTAGATAACACCTATGATTATGATTTAATATTTAATAATAAAAAGATAGATGTTAAGAGTAAGAAAGTATCATCAGCACCTAGAGATTACTATGAGTGTTCTGTGGCGGCTTTGAATACTAAACAGAAGTGCGACTTCTATATGTTTACCAGAATAAAGAATGACTTGTCAGAAGGATGGATACTAGGGTGCTTAGAGAAAGAAAAGTACCTAGAGGATTCAAAGTTTTTAAAGAAAGGTAGTATAGACCCTGACAATAATTGGAAAGTTCTAACAGACTGTTATAATTTACCTATAAGTAGGCTAGAGACTATAGAGGAGTTGATTGAAGATGAAAGATAAACTTAACCCACACTACTACACACAAGGGATAGACTGCATAGATTATATTACTTCAAAAGATATGAGTTTTCTTGAAGGAAATGTGGTAAAATACATAACTCGACACAGAATGAAGAATGGATTAGAAGACCTAATGAAAGCACAATGGTATCTAACCCGTCTAATACAGGATTATAATAAGAAGGGAGAAGTAAAGTGAGTAAGAGCATACATACAGTAATACCAGACATCTATGATGTTATGAAGTCGAAGGATTATACTGGTGATTTATCTGCCATTGCTATGCAAGCAGGGCGTGAGGTAGAGGAAGCAATTAGTAATGCTTTCACACCTTATGAGCAGAAGACAAACTTAAGAATGTCTGGCATAGGTAGATGCGAGAGGGCACAGTGGTATAATGTGAAAGGGTACACACCGGAGGAGATTGATGGGAGTGTGTACCTTACCTTCTTACAAGGGCATGTACTGGAAGCAGTGCTTGTAGCTTTAGTTAAACTATCTGGACACGAGGTCACTGAACAACAGAAGAAGCATACTGTTGAGGGTGTCAATGGTTCACAAGATTGTACTATAGATGGTGAACTAGTAGACATCAAGACTGCCAGTGCGTGGTCTTGGGATAACAAGTTTACTGACACAGGTATCAAGGAAGATGGCTTTGGTTATATCAAACAGCTATCAGCCTATGGTAAGACAGACAACAGAAAGCATGGATACTTCCTAGCTTTGAATAAAAACAAATCAACTCTCAAGTTGTGTAAGCAGGAACTTGAACAAGATGTAGATACTTTTATCGTTGACTTAAAAGAGAAGATGGAATCAGACACACCTCCAATGAGGGTAGCTAATGCTACAACTTTCAGTAAGAAAGGTGAAGAGAAGCTATGCATGACCTGTGCTTTCTGTGGCTTTAAACAGGATTGTTACAAAGAAGTTGGCGGCTTAGAAGCTAGACCTATTCCATCTGGTAAGATAACTAATTATTATGTTGACAATAGAGGAGCAAGTTTTTGAAACTACTACCAGAGTTAAAGAAGTTCATTGCGGCTACGTATGATACGTGCTTGATATGTGATGAACTTGAGATTGAACCAGAGGAAATCTTAGATAAGTTTGAAGATAAACTCATTGAAAAGAAAGATAGATTCCTTGAGGATTTTGAGGAAGACGAATGGAATACTTAATACTAAGTGGTGTGTTGTTATCAGCAGGAGCATTGGCTATATATTACACACATACACAAGCATATGACAGAGGTATAATGGATGCTGTCCAGATGCACAAAGCAGGAAGACTGCATTATAATACCTACTTAGATGACAATGGTGACAAGATGCTTAACATTGAAATCGACCCAATGGAGGAAGAATGAACACATTACCAAATGACTATCAAAATTTCATTGCACTAAGCAGGTATGCCAGATGGCTACCTGAGAAGAAGAGAAGAGAGACATGGGAAGAAACGGTTGCTCGTTACTTTGACTTTATGGAAGAACACCTTAAAGATAACACTACCCAAGAGCTAGTACCTAAGACTCGTAAGATACTTGAGGATGCTGTACTTAACTTAGAAGTTATGCCAAGCATGAGAGCCCTGATGACTGCGGGTAAGGCATTAAAAGAAAACAATATAGCAGGATACAACTGTGCTTACCTAAGTGTAGACCATTGGAAAGCATTTGATGAGTGTCTTTATGTATTGATGCATGGCACAGGCGTAGGCTTCAGTGTCGAAAGACAGTTTGTTAACAAGCTACCTGAAGTACCAGCTGAGATGGTAGATGTGGATGACGTAGTGGTAGTAGTAGACTCTAAAGAAGGGTGGCAATCTGCATTCCGCAAACTAATTACATACTTGTATGATGGTGAGATGCCTAAGTGGGATTTCTCTAAGGTCAGACCTAAAGGTGCAAGACTGAGAACTTTTGGTGGTAGAGCCAGTGGTCCAGAGCCATTGGTGGACTTATTTAATTTCTCTACTAATCTATTTAAAGAAGCAGTAGGTCGTAAACTAACTAGCTATGAGTGTCATCGCATGATGTGTAAGATTGCGGAGGTAGTTGTAGTAGGTGGGGTCAGGCGTAGTGCGTTGATTTCCCTCAGTAATTTAACTGATGAGCGTATGCGTAGTGCTAAGTCTGGTCAGTGGTGGAGTGATACACCAGAGATGGCTCTCTCTAATAACAGTGTATGCTATACAGAAAAGCCAGACATTGGTATCTTTATGAAAGAATGGACTTCTTTATATGAGTCTAAATCAGGTGAGCGTGGTATCTTTAATAGAGAAGCGGCAATCAAACAGGTAGCTAAGAATGGTAGGAGAGATACTGACCACCACTTTGGCTGTAATCCTTGCAGTGAAATCATCCTCAGAGATGGTCAATTCTGCAACTTAACAGAGGTAGTGATACGGGAGGCAGACACACAGAAAGATATCCTCCGTAAGGTAAGATTAGCCACCATACTGGGCACGTTTCAAGCAAGTCTTACGGACATTAAAAGACTTAGACCAAAATGGGTTAAGAATACAGAAGAAGAAGCCTTGCTTGGGGTGTCATTAACTGGTATAATGGACAACAGTTTTATGAATGGTAGTAATACAGATAGAGGACACTATGGTAAGCGTAGCTTGCCCGACTTCTTATCTGACTTGCGTAAGGAAACTGTTAAGGTTAATAAAGAATGGTCGGAGCTTATGGGTATCAGCCAAGCTACTGCTACTACTGCTATTAAGCCGAGTGGTACAGTCAGTCAGTTAGTGGACAGTGCAAGTGGCATACATACTAGACATAATGATTACTACTTGCGTAGAGTTAGAGCAGATGCCAAAGACCCAATAGCACAGCTAATGGAAGACCAAGGCATACCTTGTGAAGCTGATGTAATGAAACCAAACAGCGTCAAAGTCTTTACCTTTCCAATGAAAGCTCCTGAAGGTGCTGTACTTAGGAACGAGAGGACTGCAATAGAACAGTTAGAGCTATGGCTTACTTACCAAAGATATTACTGTGAGCACAAGCCTTCAGTTACAATCAGTGTGCGTGAGCATGAGTGGATGGAAGTAGGAGCATGGACATACAAACACTTTGATGA